CGTCATTGTGTAAGTTATAGCACGCGGCCAAAAAATCTTGCGCGTCGATATAATCTGTTAATGTTAACCAGGCACCGGCTAAATTGCCCGCGTTATATTTTGCATATGTTGAAACGTAAATTTTCATTTTATTATTCTCTCTTTATTGTTAGTTGTTGCGCGGCCAACTCACGACCGCGCGTTAATGTTATTTGATTAATGTAATGCCTGATTGAGTGATACTAACGCGATATTGCGTAGCGTTAGATAAAAAAATTGTAATTGACGCGACAATAACAATTGACGCGAGTAGTGATAAGATTAAGGTAAATAGTTTATTCTCACGTTCAGCGCTCATATTCGCGCCGACGGTATCGACACAAGCGTAAACGATTGAATGTAATTTTGTATCACCGCGACGATACGCGCGGCTAAATCTAAAGCCCGTCAATTTCATAACAGGTGTCAATATATTGGCACTTAACGTTCTAATGTAATTTTTCATGATATTTTCTCTCTATAGTGTGGTTAGTGTAGGCAGTCGCCAAAATTGACGACTTGCAAAACATTATACAGCAAGTTTTATAAATTGCAACACTTTTTGTTGTTTGTTGGTAGCGTGTCGGTATGCGGTGGGCAGTTTAGCAATCAATTGACTGCCTACGCGCTACACCACGCCCGCTCTATTCTGGCGGGTTTGTTGGTAGTTGTAGGTATACCATTATCTACTTTAAAAATTAGATGTATATATTATAGGCTATAGAATTCTCCTCGAATTTCTGGCGACTTTGTAGGCAGTGCCTACACTGCCTACACTGCCTACAAAATTATGGGGGCGCAAACTGGCAAAGTGTAGCGTTGTCAATTGTAGGCAATGCAAAACAGACTGGAAACGACTGCCTACAAACCTAGTCAAGCCGGTGCAAGGTAGACATAGTGTCAATATATTGACGCTTACCCTTAATAAGCTATAAGAATCAATGACTTACAATAACGTCAAATAATTGACACTTAGCCTTGAATCCTCTGCAACCCGCGTATTCCGTGGCTTCCAGCGATAGGGGGGGGGCTAAGATAAAATAAAAAAGCGCAGGCGGGGAGGACTTGACAAGACGACTGGCAGGCCTACCATCTCCAACATTAGCATTTTCACATATAGTAGAAGCATTTTCATATATATATATATACCGTCAAATAATTGACGCATAGGGGGGGGCGTTCAATTCCGAAGGTGATGCAAAACATTCACAGACAAAAAAGTCATTTCCATATATATTATAAATATTTTTTAACAAGCTAAGGATTCATGCGACCATGCAATCATTTCCATATTCACCAAGAGAGTTAAAAGTCACAGAGGCGCGTCTAAACGCCATTTACGATGCGTCAGCGCTTGGGCTAAAGGGTGACAAGCTCGCCCTCGCTGCGGGGCTACTTCCAAGCGAGTATCGGCAACTGTGTCAGCTAGACCCAAACGTTGAGTTGATGACGATGAAGGGTGCTGCCGACGCGGAGGCGCAAATGGCACAGGTGTTAAAAGATGCGGCGCTAGGGGGTGACACGAAGGCGGCGTTAGCCATCCTTCAAAACGTTCATGGGTGGGCAAGCGCTAAAGAGCAAAACAAAGTGGCGTTTGGTATCACTAATGCGGACGGCACCGCTGCAAGCCTTGTCATAGGGTGGGAATCGTGAAAGTTGTCATACCCTATAAACCAAGAGACGTATTTCGACCACTCCACGCAAGAAAAGAAAGATGGGCAGTTGTGGTTGCTCACAGAAGGGCGGGTAAGTCGGTAGCGTGTATTAACGAATTGATAAAGTGTGCGTGTATGGACGCTAGTGGAGATGGTAGGTATGCCTACATCTGCCCATACTACTCACAGGCAAAACAAGTAATCTGGGATTACTGTAAGACGTTTACGAAACCCATACCCAACATAAAGGTGAACGAAAGTGAATTACGACTCGATTTTCCAAACGGGGCGCGTATTCAGTTATTTGGCGCTGACAATCCTGACAGGTTGCGCGGTCTTTACTTTGACGGGATTATTGCTGACGAGTATGGCGATTGGAAGTCAACTGTATGGCCGTATGTTATCCGTCCTGCGCTGGCTGACCGCAAAGGGTGGGCAATAATTATCGGAACGCCGAAGGGTAAGAATAGCTTTTACGAACGCTTTGAAGCGGGTAAGCAGGACAAGGACTGTTTTACCCTGCTGTTGACGGCATCAAATTCTGGCATCCTCGACCAAGAGGAAATTGACGCGCTGAGAAAGGAGTTGTCGGAGGATGCGTGGCTACAGGAGATGGAGTGCAATTTCGATGCGGCGATACCGGGGGCGATATACGGTAAGGAAATGTACGAAGTGAAACAGTCAGGCAGGGAAAGACCTTGCTATGACCGCAAACTCAAGACATTTGCGGCTATCGATTTGGGGTGGAGCGACGACACGGCGATTTGGTGGTTCCAAGTGGCGGGTAAAGAGCTTAGGTTCATTGACTGCTACAGCAACAGTGGTATGCCTATTGCGCACTATCATGACATTTTGCAGAGTAAAGGCTATGATTACGGCGAATGGCTGTATTTGCCCCATGACGCGAAGGCTAAATCACTGCAAACGGGCAGAAGTATCGAGGAGCAATTTAGGTCGCTTGGGTGGTCGCCTAGAATTGTGCCAAACATATCACTTATGGACGGGATACAAGCCGCTAGGTTATCATTAGCAAACTGTTGGTTCGACCCAAGCTGCAAAGAAGGAATGGAAGCGCTAACACAGTACCAAAGAGAGTATAATGTGGACAAAAAGGTGTTTAATGAACGACCTAAACACGATTGGACATCTCACTTTGCTGACGCTTTCCGGTACGCGTGTCTTGCATGGCGTGAACAACGACCAGACGCAGCGCCAAAGCCCAAAGCAAAATTCTGGGAAGACCAGTCCTTAGAGGAGTTGTGGGAACACAGCTCGAAACGTAGAGGTAGACGAATATAATGAGTGACAAACTATCAGCACAGCCTTGGCACGACGAAATATCGCGCTACCAAGAAGAATATAAGAAGTGGACAGAGCGTGGCGAGAAGATTGTCAAGCGCTACCGCGACGAGCGTAAAGACGCAGAGCAAGCGGACGCACGATTTAACATTCTTTGGTCTAACGTACAGACGCTAAAACCGGCAATTTACGCAAAACCACCCAATCCTGACATTTCAAGACGTTTTGACGATAAAAATAACGCCGGCAGAGTAGCGGCGATGATTTTAGAGCGCGTTCTTGACTTTGAGATTAAAGAATACCCCGATTTTCACGATACGCTGTCTTGCGTGGTGGATGATAGGCTTCTTCCGGGCAGAGGCGTGGCGTGGCTACGCTATGAACCTAAGATTGAAGAATTTGAACCGTCAATTACCAATTATGCGGAGATAGGCGGGGAAGAATACTCACCTGAACGCACACTGGACGAAGAAAACGGGCTGGCGCAGACGGAAGTCTACGAACACGTTGTGTCTGAAACGACACCGGTGGACTATGTCTATTGGCAAGACTTTGCGCATTTACCTGCGCGGACGTGGGACGAGGTAACATGGGTAGCTCGACGCGTTTATATGACGCTAGACGAGGGGGTTGACCGCTTTGGTGACATCTTTGAGAAAGTTCCGTTAACTAACACGTCAAACCGTAAAGACGGCGACAAAGAAACCACTAAAGCCGATAAAAAGGCAGAAATCTGGGAAATCTGGTCAAAAGCAGAAAAATGCGTCTATTGGATAGCGGAGCAGTACGATGTCATTTTAGACCACAGAGATGACCCGCTAGAGCTTTCAAACTTCTTTCCCTGCCCTAAGCCTTACTTTGCCACTACATCGACAGGGACGCTGATTCCTGTAGCAGATTTCCTACTCTATCAAGACCAAGCAGACGAGATTGACGAGCTAACAGGTCGAATTAAGCATTTGACCAAAGCACTCAAAGTCATGGGCATATACGCGGCGGACGAGCCTGCAATTGAACGCTTGATGAAAGAAGGTAATGATGGGGTGCTTGTTCCTGTCAAAAATTGGGCGGCGTTTGTTGAAAAAGGCGGACTGCAAGGCGCTGTGCAATTTATGCCGCTCGGCGACGTTGCGTCTGCACTGCAACAGCTATATCAAGCGCGTGAGTCATGTAAGCAAATCATCTACGAAACAACTGGCCTGTCCGACATTATGCGTGGCGCGTCAGTAGCGAGCGAAACCGCGACAGCACAGCAAATTAAGAGTCAGTTTGCATCACTACGTCTTGGCAACATGAAAGACGGGCTGTATCGCTTTGCGCGTGAAATCCTGCGCATGAAGTCAGAGATTATCTGTTCAAAATACCAACCACAAACATTAGTTGAAGTGTCAGGCATTATGAATACGCCTGACGCGCAATTTGTAGAGCAAGCGATTCAACTGCTTAAAAACGAACCTGCTAGGGTTTTCAATATTGATATTGAAACCGATACGCTAGTTGAGCTTGATAAGCAGACTGAAAAGCAAAACCGCATGGAATTTTTGACAGCGGTAAGCGGCTTTATTAAAGACGGCATTGGCGCGGTTAAAGAAGACCCTGCAATGGCGCCGTTAGTTGGAGAGCTATTGCTTTATGGTGTTCGTGGGTTTAAAGCGGGCAGAGAACTTGAAGGTGTCCTTGAGCAGTTTGTTGACCAAGCGACTAAAAAAGCAGCAGGACCGCAACCACCGAGCAAAGACGAACAGCGTACACAAGCAGAGGCGCAAATTGCCCAAATGAAGATGCAAGCACAACAACAGTCAGAGCAGGCGGCGATGCAACTTGAACAAGTGAAACTTCAAGCAAATAATCAGCTTGAGCAAGCCAAACTTGAGTTTGATAAATGGAAAACACAACTTGATAACGACACAAGAATTGCTATTGCACAAATTCAAGCTCAAAATAGCATGAAACAGCATGTTCTAAGTCTTAATTCAGGTGCCGACCCCGGCGCACTGACAGAGCTTAATGATTCAGGAGATAGACAAATAAGCTCGATTTTATCAAACTCATTAAACAGCGTTATTGATAGCGTAAATACAAACATGACGCAAATGATGACTATGGCAAATCAACAAAACCAAGCGCTACTTGAAAGAATGGCAATGATGCACGACCATGTAACTCGGCCAAAACAAGTTGTTCGGGATGCTAACGGTAAAATTATAGGGGTTAAATAATGACTTTAGTATTAGCTGATAGGGTTAAAGAATCTTCCGCATCTACAGGTACAGGAAACATAGTTTTATCAGGCGCAAGCGTAGGATTTCAAACTTTTTCTTCTGCTATAGGAAATGGAAATACAACTTATTACACCATAGCAGACCAAAATGGCGCTAATTGGGAAGTAGGAATAGGGACTTACACGTCTAGTGGAAATATAATAGCAAGAGAAACAGTGCTATCCTCAAGTAATAGCGGAAACTTAGTAAATTTTACTTCTGGTAGCAAAGATGTTTTTGTCACCCTTCCTGCCGAACGCGCTGTTACTACGGGAGCGCTACAAATACTTACCCACGCTGCAACTACAGTAAGTGTTGCGGTATATAATGGGTAT